CCAAGACAAACGAGAAGCAACTTGAGAATCTTATCTCAGGTTGGGATCGTGAGAAGATGGGTCTCGGTCATAACAAATGGGCGTTGTATAACTGCCTGACACATTGGGCCACGCATACCAATGACCTCAAGTCGCCACAAATTGCACGTTATAATCGCGAGATAGCAATCAGCAATGCAATGAATCACAAACTGTTCACCTCGATGGTAGGCGAGAACGTAATCTAGGGAGAGCACAATGCGTATGTCACGACAACACTTTGAGTATCTAGCAGATACATTAGGGCCACTTGTACCGTGGCCCACTCACCTTCATAGCATTGCAGATGAACTTGAGAAAACTAATCCAAAGTTTAATCGAGATAAGTTTATCCGCAGAGGCACAGCTGCATGGGAAGCTAACTATATAGCACCCGTCATTGATGATGAGATACCGTACCAATGAGAACCTTAAAGCAAAAAGTAGCTTGCCCTGTATGCACAGGAGATGGCTTCATAGAAGTAGAATCAATGCCTGCTCGTACATCTTATAACGATCTGCCCGAACCCTACTGTGAAGCAGAGACGTGTGAGAATTGCTCAGGTCACGGAGAAATCGAAGTCGATGATGTTGACTTCGACGAATAGATTGCTGCATTAATGCGGCATGAAATCGTATCTTGAAACAATAACTGAACAAGCGGAGACAGCCAATGTGTCTCTGTTTGAAGCTTTTAGTCGCGCTAATATCCCACGTTCTACCTACTACAGAACCATAAAGAAAGATACGGAGTTGAGGTTTTATACTGCGCTGAGGATAAGTTATGCCATCGAGCAAGTTAGACAAATACAAAACGCCGTTAAAAATACCAAAGAACTACGAGCTAATGGTGGAAATGTTGAGCGCCGCTCGATCAAAGCAAAAGTTAAGTCAAGAAAAATTAGCTTATAAAATAGGATGCACAGAATCCTTAATACACAAGTGGGAAACACACAAACGAATACCCTCTGGCTTTATGCTCAACTGTTGGTTGGATGCTTTAGGCTATGACATCACGATCACTAAAAGGTAAAGCAGCTATATGCGCAGCTTGCCAAGTGGCAACACATTTCTTTGTAGCAATACTTAAAACAAACAGTGGTCGTTCAATGGAAAAGCACTGGTTCATTTGCATGAGTTGTTATGTGAATGACAAATGGCAAGAGCCAATCTCGAAGACAAAGCCAAACAAGAAACGATTAAAGAAACCTAGCGTCAAGCTACAGGCTGGCGCGTGGGAATCTAGCATCAAGCCAAACGTAAAGCCACCAACCGACTGGTAAGGAGAATGACATGCTCATCTATGGAATCGACCCCGGATTTACAGGAGCAGTCAGCATCTACGAAACGGAAACGGACAGCTTAGTTATCTCCGATATTCCAGTAGTCAAATCCCCAAAGGGTAAGACATTAATTAACTTACCTGAGTTACTTTCAATCCTATCCAATCAGAAAAACAAGCCAGCCTTAGCTGTAATCGAGAGTGTAAATGCTATGCCTAATCAAGGTGTTAGCAGTACATTCAGATTCGGACAGGGCTTTGGTCAGCTAGAGATGGGGATCGTTGCGTCAAAGCTACCTATAAAATATGTGACGCCACGTCAGTGGAAGAAATACTTTGACCTTTCAAGAGACAAGGGTGAAAGTAGAAGACTAGCGAAGCTCTGCTTCCCTAATTATGCACACTATTTCAAGCGAGTTAAAGATGACGGACGAGCAGAAGCCGCACTCATTGGATTGTATGCAAAGGAAAACTTAATCTAAGGAGAACAACATGACTGTTACACAGAAGAATGAAATCAAATCTCACCTCAAGATGGGCTTTAGAATTACAGCACTTGATGCACTGGATAAGTTCGGATGCTTTAGGCTCGCAGCACGAATCAAGGAAATTAAAGAAGAAGGTATGGAAGTTGACAAAGTGATGGTCAAAACCATTAGCGGTACTCATATCGCACAGTATTACAGCCCATCGAAGGTACGAACATGAGTCGCGCACATCCAATAGCTTATACGCTCAGAGTCGAAGGCATTATATTTAGGGACATTACGATTGTCTCTGACTCTCTTGCCAACGCAGAGCGCATAGCCAAAGAAGAATTTATAAATGAACTTAAAGGTGACGATCAAGTAGCAGTTACCCTTATGGATGTAGGTAAACCATGACATATAAAACAACTAAGCTCAGTGATGCAGCAAGACCATCTGTATGGGATGCACATGTCAGTAAGGCAGCAAGCTCTCCTGTCATGGCCCGTGAGTACAAGAAGTCTGGCTATGTATTAGACAGCGATAAGATTATTGCGCAGCGTATTCGTAATGGCGAAGCAGTAGGTGACACCTACCTTAGAGGCAAAACTAAAGAGCGCCTCAAGAAATTCCAACACCTCAGCGAAGAAGACTTTGAGAAGTACGGAAAGTACGAGTGACGTAACGTCACTTCGTATTGCCCAAGTCGCACATAAGCGATAGGCTAGTATCAGATAACAAAGGAGAACAACATGGAACGCAAGGGTTTCATAGGTGGTTCCGACTGCGTAAGAATAATGCAGGGGAACTGGCTGGAGTTATGGCAAGTTAAGACTGGTAGGGTTGAGCCCGAAGATCTGTCTCGCAACATTGCTGTGCAGATGGGCGTTTACACTGAGGACTTTAATCTAGGGTGGTTTGCCAGTGAGTATGACTGCACTCTGACATGGTTCCAGAAATCATTTGAAGAAGTGATTGGATCAGTCCCGGTTAAAGGTACAATAGATGCTGCCGTTGGTGACTCTATCGAGGACTCTATTGTAGAGGCCAAGCACACCAACTCTTATAATACTTTGGATAAAGTTATCGAGTATTACATGCCGCAGCTACAGCTGTATATACATTTAGCTAAAGCTAACGGGGCTCACATCTCCGTTATCTTTGGCAACAACAAATGGGAGTCAGCATATGTCAAACGCAACGAAGAGTATTTCAATTCTATGTGGGCAGTGGTGTCGGATTTCTGGGGTTACGTGCTTCGCGATGAAGAGCCAGTTGGTAATAACCAGCCGATACAACTTAGCATTGACAAGGTGTCGGTGGACAACATGGTCAAGCGCAACGCCACAAGTGACAACCAATTTGTGGATGCCGCTATTACATACATAGAAAACGAAGCAGCAGCTAAGACATTTGAGTCAGCCAAAAAACAAATCAAAGACATGGTTGGCGACAATGAACGTGAAGTTTACTGCGATCAACTCACAGCTAAACGTGACAAACGCGGAGCCATCCGCATAACAAGGAGAACAACATGAGTGATACAGCAATCAAGGCGCTACTCAAAGCGCAGCAAGCTATGGAATCTGTAAAAAAAGATAGCGTGAACCCACACTTCAAGAACAGATACGCTTCTCTCGATGCAGTAATTGACGCTACGTTAAGCGTGTTCCAAGACAACGGGTTCGTAGTCATGCAGCCCTGTGGTCGTGACGAGCTGGGTGTGTATGTAGAAACAAAGCTACTTCACACCTCAGGAGAAGCCTTCTCAAGCAAGGTTTACCTAGTCTTGAGTAAACAGGACATGCAGGGCTTAGGCAGCGCTATAACATACGCTAGACGCTACGGTTTGCTAGGTATGGCTTGCCTTGCAACAGAAGATGATGACGGCAACATAGCCGCCAAGCAATCGAGCGGTGTTCAAGTCACAAAGGGCTTAACGTCAGGAGATACATCCGCACCGAGTGGATGGTAAGAATTGCAGAGGGTTAAAGTAGTATGGGTTCCTATGCCCGGTTTCAACTATCTTTAATTTTGCAGCATGAACGAGGTGGCATGTTCTGCGAACCGCCTCACTAACTTAATCAAAGGAGCCAGAAGCATGGCAGAACAATACGACGACACTAACCGAGGCGCAGCCTTCACCCCATTCCCTACGCAGCAGATGATCCTGCAAGGCAAGCTCAACGTCGAGGGCGCAGATAAAAAGGTGATGCTGGTGCGCGACCAAACCCGTGATGGCAAGCAGATCATTGAGGTCTACGAAAAAGCAGGGACTTTCTTTGAGAACGATAAGAAAGGGAACGAGTCAGCTCCTGATTACAGCGGCCCATTTGGTGACAGCAAACGCCTTGCGGGATGGAAGAAGATGAAAGATGGTAAACCTTATATGTCATTCCAAGTGAGCGACAAGATGTCGGGAAACGCAGCGCCAACAACCGACCCCTTGCAAGGTGATGACATACCGTTCTAGAAAGGAGGTGTTCTCCTATCAACTGGTCAGCCTTCGGGCTGGCCTTTTTTTAATTAACAAGAGGCGCACATGCAGAAGTCAGACATAAGCAAGTGTATCAACGCAGCGGAGATGGGACTAACTCAACGCGAAGCATCAACCCTACTTGATATACCATACGCAGACGTACAAGAATTAACTAAGAAGTATGGGATTAAATTTGTATGCCCAAGGAGAAAAGCAAATGAGAGAAGAAGGGAAGATCGCCTTAAACAGAGCCAAGCGTCTGCTGAAAACCATGGTGTTAATAGCGGACAGCAAGCAGCGCCACAACCTAAAGCAAGAACTAGAAGAAATAAAAGCACTAATCGAGATAGCGCAAAAAGAATAGACGAGATCTACAACAGCAAGCTACCAAGAGCAGAGAAGTATGAGCTTCTCTATGCAGAAGCATGGCGTAGCTTTGAGCAGAAGATGATCGACCTGAAGATGCGACCAGCATTTCCTGAACAAAAAAAATACACACCTGAGACAGCAACAAGCGCTTCAATTAGAAAGCAGCGGGAACAATCTATAGCTAAGCGTCAAATGATAATGTCCTGCTTCAGTAAAAAACAAACTAGAGTAGCTGAAGATATAAACAGAGAAACTAAACTAGGACTCCGTATAGCTAGCCAGATGCTAGACCTTATGTACCGGGACGGAGTGCTTACTAGAGAACGAGTGCAGGTAGGCACTAATAAAAAGAACAGTGTCTATTATTACAGCAGAAAGTAATCGTGTGGGTGGTCGTTGATTTGAATGTTGGCACATTTGGTAGCAACGTCATCCGAGGTAAACAACCGCCATCCCCGTGGATAAGCTGATTTGTATTGCGATGATAACCACCCACTCGAATCTTATACAGCTAACTCAAAGTGAGGTCCATCAATAAATGGCCTACGACCCTGCGATCTACGCAAATCAATGTAACTATTCATTGCGTCTTCCATGTTGCCCTCAGTGTACTGAGCAATGTTCGGCACAGACCAAGCTGCACCCCAACGAATAGGAACATCTACCTCACGCGCTGCCTCTGACATAGCGTCAGCAATATCATCATAGAGATTGAGTTCCCATCTACCACCATCAACGTAAGCCATAAGATCAACAGCCAATCCATCAATATGCTTTGACTTCATTGTTTGACTAGCACCCTTGGCAACAAGAGCCCTTTGCTCCTCGATTGTACGCACACCGCAGATCACAGAGAAGTCTTGTTGAGTTACATTAATAGCGTACTTAACAACAGCAACCATACGTTCATCAACACCGATCAGCCTTTCAAGGCTGCGCTTACCTAACTTATAACTCATTTCTTAAACCCTCTCATTGTACGAACACCAAAGCTTGCGGCTATACTAGCATAACAACTCCACTGAAACCACTGAGGCGCAGCTTCAATATTAGCGAAGCCCTCCTTCATATAGGGCTGGAGCGGAGGCACAAACGAACACACAATTATAGCTATGAAAGCTATAGTCCACGCCTCATCCTTCCATGAGTTGTTGCTTGCCTGTATCGCAGCTTGTTCCCAGCCAATCTCACCAGTGGCAATCTTCATTTTTGTTTCTGCTTCTGCTTTCTTAACCGCAGTCTTACCATCAATGTAACTGGCAGCTAATCCACCAAGCGATCCTATTATTTGACCAATCATTTCTTAGCCCCCATTGCACTAAACCCAAAGAACGCAGCAACAAGGCCGCTGATTGCAATGAAATAAGTGGGGGCAATGTCAGCCAGCAACTGACCAGTAGTGTCATACCCCCAGATGTCAGCAGCCACGATGCCAACAGGATAGATTAGAAGGCCAAAGAGGGCGAACCAAGTCATGCGTAACTGAGCATCTCGCTTGTGGTCAGCGTCTTCCATGCGCAACCTACGGTCCTCGAGCATAAGCTCTCGCTCATCTGGATCAATCTTGCCGTTGCTGTTTAGATCGTACTCACTCATTGTTTAAACTCCTGGCATACGCTATCGCATAGTGCTTGTGGTGGCTTATTATAACAACTTTCCCATCTTTGTCATACACAACGTAATCACCCTTCTTATTCTGGTATAACCTCAAAACAGTAGACCGTTGTTTGGCTCGTAGTTATCAAGACTTTTGCATCCTCAAGTGCTTCTTTGCACTCCATCTCAGTTGGAAATTGATTAAGCTGATAGTGCTCAATGTTATTATTTATAACTTGAAACCAAACTAAGAACCACATCACCACTTCCCCTGATAACGCCCAAGATAATAGAAGCCTGTCACAATCCCAGCCGCAGCAATAGCAAATATAAAAGCGCCAAGAACAAAGTTAATAGCGTTGTCTATCATCTCTTGTTTTTTGTAAGCCTCTTCCTTGCGGATACGGCGCATCTCGCCCTCAATAGCGAGCACTTCCTCCCAAGCCGATGGTCCGTAAACCCATGATATGTGGTTTTTTATTTCACTTCTCATGGACTCCATCTTTTTCTTTTGAGCAAATATCTCAATAGCATTAGCGCTATTGTCAGACATCATTTTGTAGAACGGAGGGTTCTTTGTCTTGTCTTCAGCGTACTGAAAATCAGAAAAAGCGGAGCCCCATTTAGCTAGGGTTCCGCTCATTTCCTGTATGTCCTTACCAGCACTAATACCCTGCTTGAGAATATTGAAAGCCGATGTGGCTAGACCGACCGCTGTTACCGGGTCAATCATTTTGTCAGCCCATCTTGGTCAGCACAGCAACCAAGAGTGCAATGATAAAGCCTGTTGTCCCAATCATGATCGCTTCCATACGTTTGACACGACTAAACAGATCTTTGAATTGGATTCGCATTTCTGTTTGCATGGCAATCACCTCTTTCTCTAAGCCATCAATGCGCTCATGCGCGGAAGCCACTGTACGTTTATCCATGTTTTATTCCTTACGGCTTAGTCGGCCAGTCGCTATCAGACAAATTTGGCCAGTTAGCATGGCTTGTTATATCACGAAGCGCTTGACGATGGCTAGTCATCGCCGCGTCCATAGTCACATCTGTAAGCGCAAAGTAATCAGTGTCAGCCAACAGCTCATTACGTTTGTTGCGGTTATTTGTAGCAGCCTCTACATCGTTAGCTGCAATCTCTTCCGCACTTAGATCAACCACCGTGCGTGTCAGCACCCAGTCATTACCACTTTGAGTTGGTGTTGTGGCTGTTGTGACTTTCTGTGTCAGCGGGTTATAGTCAGGCGCTGCCTCTGTTGTGACAGGCTTCATGCCGTATCGGCTCATAACGTCTACTGAAACATTTCTTGGAAATGATACGTTACGATTGTCACGGCGCAACTGGCCCACTGAATATGGGTACTGAGCTACTGTTCCGTTTGTTATTTTAACATAGTTCATTTATTCCCTCCTAGGAAATGACATCTAAATAAAAGTTTAGTGTTCCTATCGTCGCGCCAGACCGCGCTTCATAATAGCTAAAGGTTGGGCTTGAACTTAAAGTAACCTCTGGACCCCGCAACCAAAAAGGCGTGTTAGGAAAGCCATCACCAGTTGTTTCTGCGTACAAATAAAAACTACCGTCTGCCGCGTCTGTTCGACCAGTGCCAGTGCTGGCAGTGCCGCCTGAGTCACGGCTAAATCGAGGGGAGGCACTAGCTGTTGTTGGGACTCCCATCCAATTTACGCTATTGTAGTTGCTGGTTTCAGCACTACTTGTTACCCATCCTGTAGTGTTAGTTTCAAAGCTGTAGGAAGTTCCATCCACATCAATAGCGTCTAGCTGAATGTCTCCTGTGTAACTACTCCCACTAACGTAGTAAAAAACGGGCTTTACTGTAGCCCCCGCATAGGCGCTAATATCAACTGTGCGCTGAGACCAAGCATTATTCACCCCAGATACTGAGTCTAAAGAGTCTGAAAGTCCCAACTCATAAAGAAGCTCACCCCTACTACTCAAGCCCATCATCATTGCTAGATTACTCATGATACTGCATCTCCTGCTTGCTTAGCGTAGTAGGTAGTACCACCATCAATTGTTACGAATGTGTAAACATCCTTCTCGCTTGCTGCTGGTGCATCTGGGGCTATACCCCCTGACCATTTAACACTACTAGGCCATGTAATAGTGTAAGTGGACGCACCAATAATTTCTAACGCAAAGCTGCCAGCATTACCTGACACTGGCGGGTTGCTGAAGGTAAACGTGGTGCTAGCCGATAAGGTCTTGGTGAAGTAACTACCAGAAGACATATCTACATCACTGGCTGCTACTGCTGCACTACTCTGCAAATACCTAGTGGCACTCAACCCGTTCTTAATCTTAAAAGTTTTATCGTTAGCCATGCTTCAATCTCCACTTAGCTAAATGCAAAAACAGATGGAACACCAAAGTATGTCGTGCCGCCATCGTCTGTTGTTATTGTGTACAGGTCTTTCTGACCACTTGCAGGGCTAGAAGGTGCTGTACCTCCTGCCCATTCAATAGAAGAAGGCCATGTAATTGTAACGGTCGAAGAAGGTGTTATTTCTAGCTGAAACGTCTGCACATCACCCGGATTGCTGAAAGCATAATTTACGTTTGCGCTGGGCGTATGCGTGAAGTAGTTGCCTGTATGTATGTCGAAGGTGGCTGTGTTTACAGTGGAACCCGTGGAGTATTGGTAGATTTTGTCACCCGTGCTTCCCGCTATATACATTTTAGTATTATCATTGTTGAAGACTATGCTCAAAGGATTAGCATCTTGGGCAGATACTGAAAGTAAAATGTTGTCGTAAGAAGCTGTACTTATGTCATAAGCTGTAGATAGAGAATACTGATAAATAGTTTTAGTGGTACTTCCAAGGTAATATAACTTAGTACCATCACCATTAAAGGCCACGCTCCTACCCGCGGTGTCCCTACTAGATGCGTCTAAGCTAGCATTGTCATACGAAGCTGTACTTATGTCATAAGCTGTAGATAAAGAGTACTGGAATATGGTGTCAGAGGACCAAGAGACCACATAAACCTTAGTGCCATCTGGCTTGAAGGTTACAGAGGAAGTACTCGTAGACTGAGTACCTACACTAAAGCTAACACTATCGTAGGAAATTGTACTTAGGTCATAAGCTGTAGATAAGGAGTACTGATAAATAATATTACCACTCCCAACTAAATACATTTTAGTACCATTATTGTTGAAGCTTATTTCTCTAGGCGAAATTTCTTGGCTAGATACACTAAAGCTAACACTATCATAACTTGCGCTACTAACATTAAAAGCCGCAGACAACGAATATTGATACACAGTGTCGCTTGATTCTCCCAATACATACATTTTAGTACCGTAGTTGTTAAAAATTACACTATTAGGAGTAGAATCTTCTGTGCTAACATTTTTAAATATGCCGATAATTCCGTAAGACCATGTTGAGGCATCATCGGAAGAAACAGTTACGCTATCAGTAGCAGGGGCATCACCGATAGTAACTTTAGTGCTACCACCAACTTCAATGGCGTTCTTTAAAACAAAGTCTTTATCGTTAGCCATTACTTAGCTCCATCTATTGCAAGCATTGCTTGGTAGGATGTACCACCGTCACGGGTACTGAACGCCAGAACGTCTGTTTCATTAGCTAAAGGGCTGTCTGGGGCTGTGCCACCGTTGAACTGTACGGCGCTGTTGTAAGTAATTGTATGTGCTCCACCGATATAAAACTGATGTACTGAATTAGTACTAAAAGAAGCTGCGTACAACTTTTTCCCATCAGAGCTAATTGCTATATTAGTAATATATGAAGTTGCGTCAGAAGGATCTAAGCTAACATTATTATAAGAGGCTGTGCTTAAATCAAATGCTGTCGTAAAAATATATTCATGTATTTCATCAGGGTATCCACTAACATACATTTTCGTACCATCGTCGTTAAATACCATTGACCTTGGCTGTCCCATTTCATTAAATACGTTGAGGCTATTAGTGCTATACGTAGCCGTGCTTAAATCAAATGCTGTCGTAAGATTATATTCAAAAATACTATTATTTTGATCGCCAGCAAGAAAAAGCTTTGTGCCATTATTATTAAAATTGAAACCGAGTGGTGAGGTGTCTTGACTGCCTACAGTTCTGGTAACAGTATCATAACTTGCGGTGCTTACATCGAAATTTGTTGTTAAGGAATACTGATATATAGTGTCAGTATCAGTTCCAACTATGTACATTTTAGAACCGTCGTTATTAAACTTTACGTCTCGAGGTTGTCCATCTTCTGTGCCAACATTTTTAAATTTTTCATCATAGCTTGCGGTATTTATTTCATAAGGCGATGATAAACTATACTGATATACAGTGTCATTGACTATACCAACGGCATACATTTTGGTTCCATCAGGCTTAAATGTCATACTCGACAAAGCGGAAACGGCAAGTTCATCACTTACATCAAAAGATTTATTGTCGTAGGAACCATTACCTAAATCGTACCCGGGGCCATCAATTGCTTCACCTATAAAAACAGTTGCTTGGCTTATCGTCCCACTAGGTGCAGGGTTGCTAAAAGTTACTTCAATATCTGACGGCGCAGTAACTTCAAACACTGAACCAGTAGATAAGTCTAATGTAGCAACACCACCTGAAACAGTGACTGTACCAAAGCCCTCATGATAAGCCGTTGGCTGAATACCGTTCTTTACTTTAAAGTCTTTATTGTTTGACATGGTTCACCTTTCCCCTTGTCAGAATACTTAGGCTAAGATTACTGCGTTCACCGTAAAGTTAGTCGAGTTAGTTGATGCAGCAGTCGCCAGTATGCGCACATTGCCACCGCTAATATCAACGTCATAAGACGCAATAGCTGTGTTAGTGTTAACCTCACCATACTGCGTGGCAACGGCAGTTGTGCCATCATGTGTTACAAGAAGCTTTGTAATCGTGCGTTCTGTCGCAACGGTGTCAGTCGCAATAACAGTGATTTCAACTCCCAAAGATGCAGACGCAGTATAAGTTGCAATCGCAGTCTCAGTGACACTTGTAGTTGTAGCAGTCTGAATATCACCGCTACCACCAATGGCCCCCCAAGCCCCGTCAGCGTATCCCTCAAAAGCAGCATCGTCGCTGTTGTAACGGAGCATCCCATTTGCAGGGGTTGGGCGTTGGGCTGTAGTGCCAGAGGGCAAGCTAATAGCTTCATCATTTGAAGAAAGATCAACCGTAAATCCATTGCCATCTAAATCACCTCCAAGCTGCGGAGTGCTGTCTTCCGCAACAGAAGTAAGTCCGGGCGCAATGGTTTCCCAGCTTGTGCCGTTGTAATACTTGAGTAACGAGCTTGTCGTGTTAAATGCAAGATCCCCAGCATCAAGGCTAGTAGATGGGTCTGAACTTTCCACTCGGTAGCGTTCAGCAAAGGTATTAACATCCGTAATATTTGCGGCAACCGTAGTCACGTTAGCTGATATACCTGCAACCGTGGTTACATTGGCAGAAATACCAGCGACCGTTGTAACATTCGCGCTTACCCCTGCAACCGAAGTAACGTCAGAGCTAATACCAGCAACCGCTCCAATGTCAGTTCCGTCTGCTGCAACAGTAGTAACATCTGCACTAATACCTGACACAATAGCAACGTCAGAGCTTACACCAGCAACCGCAGTCACGTTAGCTGAGATTCCCGCAACAATCCCAATATCTGTTCCGTCAGCAGCGACTGTTGTAACGTCTGCGCTAATCCCAGCTACCGTAGAAACATTACCAGAAATTCCTGCAACCGTTGTAACGTCAGAAGTAACACCGGCAACGCTAGTTACGTTAGCAGAAATCCCAGCAACCGAAGTAACATCACCCGAGACACCAGCAACAGTAGTTACATTGCTAGATATTCCAGCGACCGTAGTTATATTAGCGTCATTATTAGCGGCTGTGGTTACGTCTGAGCTGATTCCAGCAAGCGTTGTAACATCTGACGATATTCCAGACACTGTGGTTACGTTTGCTGATATACCAGCAACAGTAGTTACATTAGAGGAAACGCCTGAGACTGTAGTAATATCAGAAGATATTGGGCCTAACGTTGATATATGTGTACGAACATTATTTACGTTTGTAATGGCATTAGTTGCAGTCGTACCGTCTTCAATATCTGCAAGCAAAGCAATGTCGGCGCTTACGTTTGAAAGGCTTTGAACATCTGCAATTTTAGGGCCAACCTCTACGTTTCCTGACGTAGCATTGAAGCCAAGGACTGTGCCTTTTCGGTCATCTAGTAAGGGAAGGGTGTAAGAAGCTGTTGCGTCTGAATCCGCTGCTCGTATAGATCGAATGGATTTGTCTTGTACGTCTGCGGCTATAGCAACGATACGATCTAGCTCTGTATTAAGAGCGCTAATTTGGAAGGGTCCAGACGTTGGAAAGTCTGTTGTTCTTTCAAGTGGTATTTCTCTAGTAATAACTACAGTCGATCCGCCTGATGCACCAGTTACAGATATTAAGACTGAACCTGTAGTCCCGTTGCCACCTGTAGTAGTGTAATCTGTAGTTAAAGTCTTTAAAACACTGTCTACATATACATTCAAACTTTCTTCAGCAAAGAACTCAAACGGTACTGTAAACGTAGATTGAACTACACCCGCAGCTACCGAATAGGATATTCGCGGAGAGTTATCAGAAAGATTGATCGTCATGTGGCGTTCCTTTTTTTATCGACTAACAAGCTAATCGTGCTTTATCAACGCACAATTAGTACCTGCCAAAACCAGATGGACCATCATCAAGTTCCGATTCTAACATTCGCGTCATTCTGTTAACAAAATCGTTCCACATCCAAAGATTGGAAAACGGCAATGCACGGATAAACTCTTTGCTACCCTCTCCAACATTACCTGTCAGCATATTAGCCATACCATTTGCATACTCCATGCCGATAGATGGGCCAGCACCAAGAAGACCTGTAATAGCATCCGATGTACTAGGCTCTTGTGGGTATCTAGGCTGTAAAGCACCGCCTGTAATGTTGGGGCCACCAAGGGCAAGGCTTGTACTCATTGCAGTATAGAAAAGATCTGAGTGCAGCGCAGCAACACCTGAGTAGTCAAAGGCTCTAGCAAACTTATCTTGCGGAGAAAGCTCTACAAAGTCAGGAGTCTTTAACTCTAGTGACATATACCCAAGACCCATAGCAATTGCTGTCCCAAGAAAACGATTCTTTAACTGACCATGACCGTAAGCTGCGAGAGTCTTATTAGTAGCAGCCAATGCGTAGCTATAGAACTGGAAGGGCATACCAAGTAAGCCGTTCTCTACTCTAGCGTAACCTGTGTACTTGCTGTCTTCTTTCATGCCAAATTTTCTAGCAACGTGCATAGGAATGTAAGCTACACCATCGGTAATAATTGGTTTATCAGCGGGCGTACCCATGAGAATAGTGTTAGCTATGCCAGAACTAAGAGCATTACGAAACGATTGAACAGTCTCAGGTGTAACCCTAGCCTGTTTTTCTATTTCAGCTACAGCTAAATCATTAATTGCATTCTCATAATCAGCCAAACCCTTTTTAGTTCGCTTATCAAAGCCGAGAGATTTAGAAGAATGTATTGTGTGCATGATTTCGTGCATCTTAATAAAGGTCACATAGTCATCTGCCGTGTTTATAATTCCCGGCTTGATTGGTTTTACGCCCTCTACTCTAGGGTTTTCCCAACCACGATCCTGCCACATTACATCGCGTATATAGTCTTCATCTATGTAAACTTTATTTTCTGAAGCCCTGTAAAATGCTGGTTTATATCTTCCGCGCTTAGTGAAAGATTCCGTTGGACCCGTTACAATGTCAGCTGTAGTAGAAGGAAACTCAATTGTATCTACCCAAGCCTCAGTGTTAGCCATGTACATTCCAGCTTCAGACTTTTGCCAAGGCGCGTTAGCAATCTTACCTGCTGTTTCTAAATCAATACCGTATCGCAACAGGTATTCTTGCTCCATCTTAGAGGCTTTACCTTGAGCCCAGCGAATAGAGTAATCAATGAGCGTATGGCTACGCATCATACCATCAAAGTCTTTAAAGATACGGGTGATAGGCGCTAATCCGTTGAGCGCGTAGAAAGCGTTCTTGCTCTTGTCCATGAAGTTAGAGCGCAATGGGTTATTACCCATGTCATCTACAAGACGCAGGTGAGAAGAGCCCATCAATATCTCTAGCGCTTCACCAGCAATCCTTGCCTCTTTGGCTCCCATCTTTAACTGAGAGTCAGATAGAACGCTAAACAAGCCTTTCATTGTCTTGCCTATACCGTGTTCCATCATAATCTTTGCTGGCTCTGAAATAGTAGATAGACCAGCTTTCCCAAGGTAGCCAAGCTGCGCAGCGGTACGAAGAACTTCAGCAGCTTTTTGATTCATAGCGTCTGGCTCACGGATAACAGTGCCAGCTACTCGATCATACATATGACGTATATCTTTAGCAGAAGCGTTTGCCTGATCCACTGTCATACCCGACTGAATCATCTCAGACATCTTGTCATCAATTACATCATCAATTTCTTGACCGTCGAACTTTACTGAAAACTCATACTTAGCAGCAGTCCGGGCGGTGTATGCCTTCATAACAGAAACAGGATTGCGATGCATGTAGTCGAGAACCAGCTTATTAGGTATATCAATCCCACGATGCTTTAGGTGCTTAGACTTGCCGTACCCAAAGCTAGCAACGTCCAAGTCAGTTACATCTCGCAAGCCAAGAATAGAATCCACTGCATCTGAAGCGCGTTTAGCAATTGCGCCTTCGTCAGTAGAAAAAGTTGTCTTAACATACTTGCCCATATTGTTTCGACCATAACCCTCTGGATTATTTCTAAACCAATCAGCTAAAATGTTTTCTAACCCAGAGCGATCCTTTGCAATAGCGTCCTTGTCCCAATACCTCGGACGAAATATCTCTTCATTTGCAGGAACAGTAGGACCAGCAGCGTCAATGTCTTCAATGGTAGACTTGTGTTGATTTATTATATCTGAGTTTTTATCAACAATTCCTTTTAATCGAGTGTACTCAGGCGTTCCACGATAACGCTCAATGCTAGCGTTAATGTTGTCTACTTTCTTTTGACGAGCATCTATATCCCGAATATAAAAACTCTTATTGCCAATTAACCCCCTTTCACTTAGGCGGGATTCCCACTTGCTATAGAAGTTATTTAATGAATCCATAGCCTTAGCTTCAAAATCATTAGCTGGCTTCTGACCGCGCATTGCCTTCGAGTCAACTTCTGTTAACCAAGTCTCAAAGTCAGAGCGCTTATACATATAATCTAAAGGCTTAACTACGCCTGTTCCCTGAGACTCACCCCAGATTGACACAATTTCATCATATGCTTGCACCCATTCTCCATCACGCAGCTTAGCGTTTTGGAATACTGAGTTTTTAATAGCAAAGCCTTTTTTGTTTGCCGCAAGCAAAATGCCAGCATCATTAGCAATATCAAGCATAGTTAGCTTAACGCTGTTAGGAACCTTTTCATCTTGAAGAACGCGTTTCATTGGCGTTGTTATAGATTTAAAAAGCCATGAATCGGTAAATGCACTGCTGGCAATAGATGGATCTATCTCTACACCATCAAGAGGTTCAATTGCTTTACGCAAGTTGTCTATTTCAACTTCAACTTTTTGTATTGCGTTAGCTCTACGCGCTGCGGGTACAGATAAAGCGCCACCAAATGCTGTGCCGAAAGCAAACGCAGATCCAACATTAATTGCTGTTTCAGATGTTGTAGCTAACGGATCAACGGGAGCTCGAATGGCCTCTTGAGCGCCTACAACCGCAGCTGTCTGAAGCCCTGATTTAAGAGAGGTTGCCCCAAGCCCAACAAAACGTAATGGAACAGATATATAATTAACTGGATCAAACGCTTCAGAAAGAAATGATACCCCTAACCCAGACCTAGCATTTATATCTCTAGTTTTAAGACCTTCTCTAAGGCTGTTTACCTTGAAGTCCATGTGTTGCTGATTGATAGCTGACAGAAGAGAAGAACCATAAGGCTTCAAGTCTTCTGGTATATTTTCTCTAGCATTATAACCATCTTCGGGTAGTGGTGCTGATCCAAAAGTGTAGGTCTCCTTAATGAAATCTAACATTGGATTGTATTTGTATGCTAAAGAAGCCCCAACTGTTTCAGCAAAGTCTGGTGCAGAAATAGTTTCTCTTCCTACTTCTATATCTGGTGCAAAACGCAAGCCGTTTTTCATAACCTAGTTACCTCCGCTTCCAAAGGTAATGTTGCCTATCTCACTAAAACTTCTCATACCCGGTCTTTTCCGAACAGCCTCTAATACTGATTCTCTTGTATCTAAATCAGATTCGATTGCTGCGTTTCTGTCAATTAAGGCTTGCGCATCATAGTCAGCTAGCTCGCTTTCATCCCACATGGGTATGCCTTGCTCACCGTTGATGTCCATATAAAGAGGCACTAACGTATTGTTATCATCTACATAATATGCGTAGTATGCCACTCCAGTAGTAGCCTCATTAGGCACAAGGTAAACATCTTTTTGTCTAGGCTGATCGCCAACCGCTCTTGCAGTTACACCGGGAGTTAATTGTAAATCTAGATTTCCTTGAGCTGCTATGTTTGCTGGCACTTGAATTCGATCAGGGCTGCGAGTGGCATAACTTTTAAGCCTGTATCCAGCAGGGAGTTCAGACACAATTACATTTATAAATGCGTCTCGCCTTTCTTCATTTGGAAATACCTTTTCAAGGCTATACATTGTTCTTGAAAGCTCACCAGCAGGAAAGCGGGGGTCTATAACGACTCTTGTTTTATGATAGTAAGTATCAACAAGCTCTTCAATTTTTGCTTTTACATCTTCCTCAGACCCTCCCATTCGCGCAAGGTATTCAGCTGCATCGGCAAGGTCTAATGCTATTATATCGCTTTTATATTCGCTTGCTATAAATTCTCTAGGAGTTTGATTTCCAAAAACTCTTTTTACGGCAAGGTTAGATTTGTCATCATCTGCGCGTGCAATAAGTGTTAAGGCAATTTCACCAGCGTCTTTGCCAGTTACCTTCCTAACGCTAGCAATAGTTTGCAATAACGCGGTTTTTTTAGGGCTTATTGCAGCACCTTCCCCAGTGCCAAATCTGTTTACAAACACACCAGTTGACGTAAGGTCATTTGACAAAACAGAAAACAAATCAAGTAACGCATCAGCACCGGGGGTTTCTAAACCTAAAGCAATATTTGACAAACCATCAATTAACTCTTGTGATGCAGTTGCCCTTAGAGAGTCAAACAACTGCGCTCTTCTTTCTTCCGTTGCGTAAGTTGAGGGATCGGTTAGCACAAAGCCAGCGTTAGCAAGCCTTTCGTTTTGGGCTGTTCTGTGATTTTTATTTGTTACACTCCCGCCGTTTACATTAAGTATATCTTGCACTTCTTGTTTTTTGCGTTGCTGCTCTATAATAGCTTCTTTTTTAGCAACCTTTTCTCTTACAGAGTTAACGTGATTACTAACGCCACTTATCTGATCGCTTGGAACAACCCCAAGAATAGAATCCCCAGCGGTAGTTACATGAGAACCAACTCCTGATTTTTCTTTTCCACCGCTTAAAACATAAACAGAAAGACCATTTAATTCTTCAGAAGACATATTCCCTGCAACAATGTTGACCATGCCTTTTCCAGCCGCAGAGCGTAAACCATTAGATAAAGAAATGTAATCAGTGTCAGTAATATCACCGGAAGCCAACGCATTTTTTGCCTTTTCTTCAGCAGATAAAAGCGCTTCTAAATTATAAGCGCCGTTAAAAAACTGTGTTGACACATCTTCAACCTCTATAAAAAGATTGGCGTTACTTATATTCCTGTCAATTCTATCTTGAACTTCGTTTTGAGTGCCTGAGAGAAGAGTGGAAACGTAATTTCTATCTTCGGTAGGATCATAAAGCCTAGTTTTTGTTAAAGCACCAATTGCTGATACTTGATTAGGGCTTAGTCTTGAGACGTTTTCTGGCGTGGGATTAAACAATGCAGTCTTTAAGGCTTCTATATTACCATCACTAGCCATGCCAAAAATAACTGAATCAAGCCCAGCCCTTCGAGAGTCTTGAATAAACGCATTGTATTCGTCTTGACCTAATCCAGAGCGTCTTGCATTTTGAAGTTCAAGCACATTAGCTTCGTATGCTTTACTTGCAGCACTTATTGAGCCAGCAATAGCCTCGGGGGCTCCTGATGCCCAAGCCTCTGTAGCTGCAACAACATTACCAAAACGATCTGGAGCGATGCTAGCGTTTGCATATTCTATAGAAAAATTTAATATGCGAGCTTTAGCTCGAGCTTCTTGTTCAGCAACTTTTGCGGCGGTCACTGCATTAAGATTTGAAGAAACAACATTTGCCTGAGCAAGCAAGGCGCTTGTATTAGAGCGGTCAACATAACCAATGAAAGGCTCTAGTACCTCGAGTTGTTTCTTGGAAAGCAAGTCTCCACCAACCTTGCCTTGGCTCCCTATGTAAACTCTCATTGATGCTTGCTGTATTGGTGTCGATTCTTGCAACGCTACCTGTATAGCCCCTGACATGGCCTGTGCGCCTAGTTCTGACCTTACCTTGTCCTCATACCCAGGCTTGTACAACTTTGCCCCTACGGCCTCCTGAGAGGCTTTCACGCGCTCTCTAATCATTAGCTCCGCAGCATTAATGTTACCCGAAGCCGCTTGGTCAAAAATTGTTTCAGCATATTCATCATTAGCTGTAGAAACATTAGCTGCTGCCGCTGCTCTTGCTTTAGTTCTAGCTACATCTGCCAACTTAATTTTAGTTGACTTCATAATGTATGAACCAGAGTCCATGATTACATTTTTAAAACGATCATTAGCGCCTTTGGACATAGACCCAAGGAATGACTCAAACATATTTTGATATTGCACAGGGTCTTCATATTTACTTGCAAGCTCTGCTGATTTAAGTCGTATATCTTTATCAATAGTGTCAACCAAACGCCGCTCAACTACTCGCTCAAAAGCAGATGATGCAATGCTACCCATACCATCCATACTTGACAGCACTTCTGGCTTGCCAGTTTCTGGATCAAAAGATTTAAGCTCTTCTCCAGAAAACGATTGCGCTGCTTCTGCCCCAAACTTTTTAGCATTTATTTGTGCGCGCTCATAAAACTCTTGCCCGGCTCTATCAGCGAACCTTGAAATAGCATTACCCACATTCTGCTCGCCAGTGTCAAAGCTGCGAACACCAATGGGTTGGCTAAAGATTTTTCGTGTTTCGCGTATTACTGGCATAGTTTACACCCTTGTTAATTAAGGTTCTTTGATTGGCGTATATGTCTTCGCTACTTGTGAGCCCAGCTCAAAAAGTCTAGACATATTGTTGATTTGAGCAACAGAACGGGCGCTTGATCCACGCTGACGCTCGATCATAGCCGCAACACTTCTGCTGCTACTTTCCAGACCCGCTTGTCTTTGGCTTGTAGCTACATCGGCACTCATAGTTAGCTCTTGATTTTTTCTATACGCATCAAGACTAGAGCTTTCACCCCCGCCAAGTTGAAAAGAAAACTGAGCATTATTTGACGATCTTGCATAATCGTATTCATAAATACGTTGATTCTGAATCTCGATAGCTTGAGCTTCTGCTAGCTTGCGATCAATTTCCATCTGCCTAGCTTGCCGCTCTGATTGAAGTTGCTGAGCTCTGGCTGCTTTATTAGATGCAGACATCCCAAGAAACGTAGACGTAGCTGCTAAGAAAATTGGTAGTCCCATTAGAAGGTTAACTCCGCTACTATACCATTAACTTGCAAGGCAAGTGGGGCAGATTGTGTTACTGTAATTTGTGGGTCTCTACTGTAACCCATTAGACGGAACTCTTTCTTGCCTGTAAAAGAGTTGACTTGCAATGAAAGGTCATCAGTTACATTTCTTAATACTAAGTTAGCGCCGTTTACTGTAGCAGACAGCGTGTTATTAAGATCAACTACTACACTACCTATACGTCGAGGTGAGCCAGTTACAGGACCAGCGCCAGTAGCAATGTCTAAGGGGTTTGTTGTTAAGGTTACATCAAACTTTAAGCCGATCTCTACCTCAGTTAGATTTGGATCAATGGCAGATACATCTATTTCTCCGTTAGCAACTGTAAACTCACCAACGTAATTGTTTCCATCTACAACATTAAGAACTGCACCGTTTTCGTAAAAATCAGATACATCGAAGACACCGCCTGTTCCAGTGTATAGGCTAGAAACATCTGTATTATATGCTTCGTCAAACTCACATATAGCAAACACTTCAACATTATCACCCTGATCGTATATCACGCTGGCGAATACACGGTCATCAATGGTTACAGTAGAGTTAAAGAAGCCTTGAGTTGTAAACTCTGTCCATCCAGCGCGATCTTCACCTCGATTAGAGTTAAAGACCGAAACAGTTCCATTGTAATTTGTAACAAACACATAGCTTTCTGAGCGGCTCATAGCTCCATACATTGTGTTCATTTCAATGGGTGTTTTTATAAGATGGGAAGAAATAAGAGAAATTGGGTTTGCAACATACGCAGCTTCCGTATCAGCAAAAACGTACTCTCTAACAATAGCTCCACCCTTTTGAACAAACAAAGTAGCACCGTCTAGCGCTTGAGGTCGAACAAAATCACAGCCAAATGGAGTTTGCCTCCGAACAATAATGTTTGTTGGCGTAATTGGCTGGTTGCTGAAAGCAGGAATGTACATTTCAGAAGTCGCTGTAAAAACCTGTAGGTCACGATTGGAAACTAAGTGACGTATCTGATTTATCTCACCAACGCTTGCAGTCACATGAATAGCTTCGTCATCCTTTGCAACGCCAACATCAAAGTTATAATACTCTCCACTTTTGCTAAACCACATTGAATCTGGTTGAGACAAAGTTCCGCCAAAAACTAAACGGTTTTGATGAAAAGTAACCGCACCCGGAAAGCCTCTAAGTGCAGAATATGACTGCTCTTCCCAAGAAGTTGTTGGTGCTTTCGTTGTAATCTTTGGAGTTCCACCGCCAATTTCAGAAGAATTAGCATTTGAACCCGCAGTCATAACAAACTTATTATCGTCTACAATTTCAGCTACAGTTCTCGTGCCATTTATTTGACTATTTGCAATGCCCCCTACAGTACCAGCATGAGAAACAGTAATCGAATCATTAACAGACAGGCCATGCTTGACCATTGTAACTTCAATATCTGCCTGACCTTCGGTTGTACTAAGGGAGTTAACGGGCAATCTAACTGTTAATATGTCAAGAATATTTGCAGTCGCTGATGTTGTACTTTGAACTGATACTATTTCAATTTCAGCCCCATGATAGCGAAGAGTAATTCCGTCATGAAGCCCAGTCGTGTCGAAATATGCGTCTGAGGTTGTCAAGGTAACACCATTACCCTGAGTGGCAGATACCTCTAGCGTAGTTCCTTGACGATGAAAATTATAATAAGGTTGATATATTTTAGTTAAATCAGACCTAGCGTCAAAAACAAAAGGCTCCACTTGGAATGTGCTAAGCCCTGTACGAACAATTTGCTGAGGCGCAAATGTAAGATGACAAATAAACATAACGTCACCAGCTTGAGCAAACGTGTACTCATGCAAAAACGTATCAGTAAATTTTAAAGCGTTGCCATTAATGTCTTGAGTCAGAGTGCTAACTAAATTTAACACGCCAGTTATTGGGTCAATAAAGAAAAACTTTATCTTCTGATGCTCAAGGGAAACTACATAACGCTCGTCATCGGAAAATATAAAAGGCAACAGCCGTGATTGCTGTGTCTTTGTAGAGTCTATAACAATGTCATTTCTGTAAACTGCTCTAAGGCCAGCCCTTTTAATGACACCACCCTCTGCGCGAAGAAAGAAGTTTTCAATACGCTGCGCTGAACCCGTGTAAACCGCTGAGTCGGTACGGGAGTACAAAGATGGGCTAACCTCTCCATAAGAGAAGTTAGTTACTGGGACTCGTACCTTCTGCATTAGCTGCGCCTTTCAGCAATAAACCTTGATGTTGATAGTTTGCGAGTTGTTTGCTGCTGTGAGTCTAAAGTTCTAGCTCGCATCATTGTAATTTGTGCTTGCTGACCCATTAGCTGAGCTAAGCTAGCATCTTGGGCTAAGGAAGAAGCAAAGATAGAAGCCAACTCAAACTGAACTGCCATTACAAAATAAGAAGGCCAGTCCTGTTCACTGGCCCTAAAGGTATAATCAAGAACTACCTCTGAGGTATTACTTGTATCGCAAAATATTTTGTTGCCATAAGTCTGATACTCAATGTTAAAATCATTAACAGTAACAGCATGAAGCATTAGGGAGTCAGATGGAACTTGATATGCGGCATCATACCGACCAGTAGGTTTTTCAGATAACCTGTTGAGAACTGATTGATTAGTAGCAAACCGCCAACGACAGTTTACTAATGATGATCGAGCTACATCCTCATACATGTTGGCTGCAACTAATGATTCATTTGTTCCATCCTCAAAAGAAGTAATGGGCTCTGCACCAATTAAGATGAGAGCTCGACTAGATACGTCAATCGGGGTGTTAGCAGAAGTGCTAAGAACAGCCATGTAAATCCTCCGAACAGATAGAAAGGGGGGAGCTTTCTCCCCCCGATCAATTTAGTTGTTGTCCAGAACTTCGTAGACACCGTTGTCATCAATAACAACAGAACCCATTGACATCATTGATGTGGCAAGGTGTGCAACCTTCTCAGGTACGTAGTTTACTTCGGTCTTAACGTCAGCGTTAACACCCAAGCCAACTGCTCGCATGTGGTAAGCAAAGTTTTTGCCACCAGCTACAGCAGACGTTGAGAAAATCTTGAAGCCCAAGAATTCTTTCATTGTCATGCCGCCAGCAAACGGAAGTTGCTGTGGACCTACATAGTCCGAAGAAGCAAACTCGTTAATGTTGAACAAGTCAGCAAAGCCAGCAGGGGACATAGCAAGATAACGCTGCCCGTCTTCTGGAATGTCAGCTGCGCCAAAAGTTTGGAACAATGTAAGCAAGTCAGCTTTACCCAGTGCGCCAGTTGTGTCAGCGATTTGAGTTGAGTTTGCACCCGCATCCATTGCAGTGACAATGATTTCATCGGTCTTGCGACCCAATGCAGAAGCGGCTGATTCAGCAACGGCCTGACGCTCATTGATATTCATCTTCAACTCGTCGAGCTTGTCGATGTACTCAGCAGCGTAGAAGTCAGCCATTGTTGCTTCAACTGTGGTGTGCGCCAATTCCATAGTGCTCACGTTACCATTGCGTGATTTTGTGGAAGCCGCACCTGTGCCAATCTTCTGAAAGCGAGATACAGAAGCGGAAGTGTTTGTAGTCCGAATTGTATTGCGGAGTTTGGAACCCATGCGCTGATAAGCAAGATGCACATCGGTTTCAAACTGTTTGATAAATGCTACGTCAATTGTGTTAGCCATTTGAACAGTCCTTTGTTTGAGTTCATTTAGTTTTGCATCTTGGGTATCCGCTCAACATCCTCAACGAAGGTATCCTTTCGGGCTTCTCAGTGCATTACGGGCCTTGATAATTTATGTGAAACACTTTTTTCCATTGGATTGCAACGCACAAATTCAACATATTTGTGATCACGGCGTTCAGAAATGCCTACAGCCTCAAAGCCAAGAGACGCAGCCCAATTAAGCATTATTGGAAAGTCAGATAATATAGACATGCAAAGCCATGGGTGTGTTTTATCAAAGAACCCAATTATCATTCGAGAGCCTATTACCAATAATCTAAGATTTTTCTTGACCTCATTGGTGAACACGCAAAAGAACTGAGGTAATTCTATTGTAGAATCAAAGGCTAAACCCGTTACGCAAAGTATTGGGCCGTCCTTGCTCTTTACTACATAAACCTCTGAGATCTCCATCATTTCTAAGATAGCTTCCTTTGGACTGTCATAGCCTAAGGAGTAAATATCACGCAAGCCTTCTGGCGGAAGGTTAAAGCATATCTCTTCTACATGGTCATATCGCAACGGGGTCAAATAAAACTTGCCCCGCTGCATTATTTTTACATCATCCATAAAGTTTCTTAAATCCAGACTGAACTTGTTTAACGTAGTTGTCATCTCTTACGCGAGGATTCCAGTACCTTTCATCTCGCATCATTTCATTCAATGACGCTTCTGTTAGTGCATCTGCTGTTCCAGTTTCTACATTCATAGATGGTTCTTTCATAGCATTCATAATTGCTTCGAGGGCAAGTATCCCGTCAGCCCCTTCGCACATCCGCTCGATTGCTGGCATTGCATCTTCTGGAAAGAATTTATTAGCAAACAAAGACGCAGCTTCAATTCTAGACCCTGCGTTTTCACCAAGTTGCTTGGCTTCTTCTTTAAGGTTAGGCTGCGGTGGCAAAGCGTTCATATACAACTCAAGGCCTCTTTGAAACTCTTCTTGATTGTACCCGCTTTCAAGACAATGATCTGCCCATTCTTTTAATGCGTCACTGGCAAGAGCTTCTTCCTCTTCAACAAAATCAGGCAACTCATATTCGCCAGATGTTGCTGGAACGCCTTCTTTTGGCTGGCTCATTTCTTCCTTTAGCCGATCACGAATAGCATCTTCTTTCTCACCAATCTTAGACTCAAGACTTTTGTAAGCGCTTTCAAGATCTTCTGCCGTTTTGTATTTTCCAGCAAGCAACTCTTCACTAGCTTGAGCTTCTACTTCTGGTTGGGCATCTGTGCTTTCCG